AGGATGATAAACTCATCTTTAAAGACTATGACATCATGGCAGAGTTAACAACCTTCATTCAGAGAGGTCCAGCATGGGAAGCGGAAGAAGGATGTAACGATGACCTTGCTATGTGTCTGGTTATCTTCGCATGGTTGGCAACTACGGACTATTTCCGTGAGTTACATGACGATGATGTACGGATGAAGATGTATCAAGAGCAGAAAGAGGGTATAGAAGCGGACATGGCTCCATTTGGATTCATTGATAACCATGTAGACTATGAGCAATCGTTTGTAGATGATGAAGGTGACAGATGGAACTTGGATGAGTATGGAGATAATTCACATATGTGGGAATATCTGTCGTGAGTTTAGAGTCAGACCTAGAACTTGAGCACCTCCTGTTTGTAGAGAGGAAGTGTAGGTTCTGTGGTAAGACTAAGAGTTTACTAGAAGATTTTTATTTAACGAGAAAAGATAGAGGTAATAATCCATCAGCATATGCATATGAGTGTAAGTCTTGCACTATATGGAGAGTTAATAGAAGAAGAAAGAGAAATAGACCTAGACCTTTACCTCCATACCTAGCAGATTATCCAGACTGGTGATCACGGCTTGATTCCCCAGTGAAAATACACTTTATAATAAATAATTTCAGCATCCAAATTGGCATTCACCTAGGAGATATCACAAATGGCATCCACACAACTTTCACCAGGAGTTGTCGTACTTGAAAGAGATCTGACCAACGTAGTTAACGCAACAGTAGATAATATTGCTGCTATCGTTGGATCATTTGAAAAGGGACCTGTTGAGCAGGTAACCACTGTAACCAGTGAAAAAGAATTACTTTCAATCTTCGGCAAACCTACTGACTATAACTTCGAGTATTGGTTTAGCACCGCACAATTCCTACTATATGGAGGGACAGTAAAGATTGTCCGTGCGATGAATGATTCTCTGAAGAATGCTATAGATACCGCACAGTATACCGTATCTACATTTAATGCTTCTGATACAGTACTAACGGTTGCATCATCTACTGACTTTGACGTTAGTGATGTCCTCCTAATCGACGCAGAATTAGTAACAATCTCCGCAGTTTCTGGTAACGACGTTACTGTTTCTCGTGGACAACTTGCTACTGCTGCTGTATCTCACGCTGCTGCCACACAGATCACTCTGATTGAGCCTGCTGGTACTTCTTCTACTATTAACGAAGGTGGTACTTATAGTGACGCTGATACAACATTAACGGTTGCTTCTGCTGCTGCTCTTGGTGCAGGTACTAACTCATACATCAGAATCGATGATGAGATTCTTCAGGTATCTTCTATTGCTGGTAACGATCTAACTGTTGTCCGTGGTGTATTAGGTACAACTGCTGCTTCACACGCTAACAGCACTGCTGTTAACTTGCAGACTGTTACTGCTAACAAGACTGAGATCAATGAGCAAACTGCAACTGGTGTTGCTGCTCCTCTTATCAAGAATCTTGATACATACGAGTCAAACGTAGAGACTGCTTCTAACAACTGGAAGTGGGCAGGTAAGACTGCTGGTACTCACGGTAACTCACTAAGAGTTATCATGACAGATGCTGGTCCTGATCAAGTATTGTATCTTGCAAATCCAACTGCTTCTGAGTGGGAATTCACAAACAACGCAGAGGTCTCCTTCTCTAATGCTAACATCTATGGTCGTGTATATGACTATGCTGTTATCGTTACCTTTAAGGATAATGCTAACCTAGTTGGTAAGTTTGAGACAGACAACTATATCACTGCTGTTAGTGGTGGTGTTACAGGTCGTGTTGTTGCATACGATGAAGTTAATCGTAAGGTAGAGATTGCTATTGATGGTACATCTTCTGACTTCCTTGAAGTTGGAGACGTTATCTCTGAGCTAGCAAACAACTCTAACACTCCTGGTGCTGCTACTGGTGACACTGGAGAGATCGAATCAATCAACAGAGAATTACGTGTTGCATTGAATCAAGGATCACCTCTATTCCAAGCAAACCAGAATGTAACAGACGCAAACGCTGCTACAGTTACACTTTCAAACGTTGAGTCTGACTATGAGTCAAGACTATACGGAGAGAATGCTAAGTGGATCAACGTTGCTGCTAGACCTACAACTTCTGCATGGGTTGCAGACAGAGGTGGACATAATGACTTAATGCACATCTTGGTACTTGATGGTGACGGTAAGATCACTGGAGTTCCAGGAGCAGTTCTTGAGAAGCACCTTAATGTTTCTAAAGCAATTGATGCTAAGTCACCTCAAGGTGATAACATCTATTATAAAGATGTAATCAAAACATACTCTGAGTACCTATATTGGGGATCTCATGAGACTGCTAACATCTATGACAAGAATACCAGTGCATCTGGTGTCATCGGTGTATCAGGTGTTAACAGAGAGTTTGATCTTATTAAGACTGCAACTTCTCTTAATAACCTAGATGATCCTACTGGTACTAACCCATTAGCGATCCCACTACTCGGCACAAAGAATAGAGCAACACTACGTTACTCTCTACAAGGTGGAGTCGATGGTTATACTATCGCACGTCCAGATATCCTTGGAGCATACGATCTCTTCGCAGATGCTGAGACTGTAGATATTGATTACCTCTTGATGGGACCATCCATGAGTGGTATCGATGATACTATTGCTAAAGCACAGCACGTAATTTCTATTGCTGCTGCACGTAAGGATTGTATCGCATTCGTCTCACCTTATCGTGGGGACGTAATTGGTCAAGCAAAGACTTCAACTATCGTTGCAAGGACTGTTAACTACTTCGACCAGTTATCAAGCACATCATATGCTGTATTTGACAATAACTACAAATACATCTATGATAAGTACAGTGATAAGTATCGTTACATTCCATGTAATGCTGACGTTGCTGGACTGGTACTAAGCACAACTCTTGCACAAGAGCCTTGGTATTCTCCTGCTGGTTTCAACAGAGGACAGTTGAGAAATGCAATCAAACTTGCTTACTCACCTCTTAAGGATCACAGAGATACACTTTACGCTTCTCGTGTAAACCCAATCGTAGCCTTCCCTGGACAGGGCATCATCCTCTTCGGAGATAAGACTGCACTATCCTATGTTTCTGCCTTCGACAGAATTAACGTTAGACGTTTATTCCTAGTGATGGAAGAAGCAATCAGTGAGGCTGCTAAGACCCAACTATTCGAGTTGAATGACGAGTTTACTCGCCAACAATTCAAGAACATTGTTGAGCCATACTTACGCAGTGTCCAATCAAGACGTGGTATTGTTGACTTCCTCGTAGTCTGCGACGGAACAAACAACCCTGCTGAATCGATTGACCGTGGTGAATTCTACGCAGAGATATTTGTGAAACCCACAAGATCTATCAACTTCATCACATTGACATTCACTGCAACTAGAACTGGAGCAAGCTTCAGTGAGCTAGTATCGTAATGAGTAAACCGTGGCACGTCTTCGTGCTCAACCTCTAATAGGAGAATAACATGTCAGCATTCGACAGCCAAACATATCCAGGGCAGTCTGAAGGAAAACAAATCAATGCTCCAATCCTAGACTTTAGAAATAGGATTGGAGACTTGGCCCGTCCTAACCTGTTTCAGGTTGAGATAGGATTTCCTCAGATTGTAGACAACGGTACACCTCAGTCAGGTGCTACCCCAGGTTCACAAGAGCAGAGAGGAGAAGAACAAGCAGGAGCATCTCGTGCTGGTTCTGGTGCTGCTAGTGGATCACTTGCTACTTTCTTAGTTAAGGCAGCAAACATACCAGCGTCTACCGTTGGAGTAATCGAAGTCCCCTATAGGGGACGGACACTTAAGATTGCAGGAGACAGAACCTTTGAGCCATGGACTATTACAGTCCTTAACGACAAAGGATTTGCTCTTCGCTCTAAGTTTGAAGAATGGTCTACTAAGATCCAAGCACTTCATCAGAACTTACAAGAGCCTCGTGTTATTGCCGAGTATCAGTCTGATGCTATGGTAAGACAATACGATAGACAAGGTGCAGTCGTTAGATCCTACAAGTTTGTAGGTATATGGCCCTCTACAATCTCTGCAATTGATCTTGCATGGGATAGTAATGATACTCCAGAAGAGTATACTGTTGAGTTCCAGGTTCAGTACTGGACATACGCTAATGACAATAACGCTGGTAACGCAGTATCATTGATTGGCGGTTAGATAAATAACTTTATAATGAAAAGGAAGGACAACTAGATGTCACAACTATTTGGTTATTCAATTGATCGTAAGAAGAAGGGTGCGAAATCAATCGGCCCTTCTTTTGTAACGAAAGATTCGGATGACGCAGCACAACCGATAGTTGCTGGCGGTTACTTTGGTCAATACGTTGACCTTGGTGATGCTGCCAACAAAGCGAGCGATGTAGATCTAATTGGTAGATATCGTGAGATGTCTTTGCATCCAGAAGTGGATCAAGCAATCGGTGATATAGTTGCAGAAGCAATAGCAGGTGACTTAGATGATAAGCCTGTTGAAATAGAACTCTCAAACCTTAAAGTTTCTGAGAGTGTAAAGAAAAGAATGAGAGAAGAGTTTGATAATGTATTATCATTACTAGACTTTGATCGTAAAGCATATGATATCTTCCGTAGGTGGTACATCGACGGAAGACTTTTTTATCATAAGATGATTAACCCTGACAATCCTCAAGAAGGAATGACAGAGTTGAGATACATTGATCCTAGAAAGATTAAAAAGGTTATCGAATATGATAAACCAAAGGATCGTGTGTCACCTGCTGACCCAGAAGTTAACACACTAGTACCTAAGAGTGTAGAGTACTTCATTTATTCACCTAAGGGGTTACGTGGGTATGAGAATAGGGGAATAAAAATTGCACCTGATGCTATTTGTTTTGTACACTCAGGTCAATTAGATATGCAACGCAACTATGTGTTGTCACATCTTCACAAAGCTATTAAAGCAACTAACCAGTTGAGAATGATAGAAGATTCACTGGTTATCTACCGCATGTCACGTGCACCAGAGAGAAGAATCTTCTACATAGATGTGGGTAATTTACCCAAGCAGAAAGCAGAGCAGTACCTACGTGAGGTAATGTCTCGCTATAGAAATAAGTTAGTATATAACGCAGATACAGGAGAGATAAGAGATGACAAGAAGTTCATGTCAATGCTCGAAGACTTCTGGTTACCAAGAAGGGAAGGCGGTAGAGGAACTGAAATCTCTACGCTCCCAGGTGGACAGAATCTTGGAGAACTTGAGGACATCAAGTACTTCCAGAAGAAACTTTACCGAGCACTAAACGTACCAGAGTCACGTCTGGAATCTGATAGTTCATTTAACGTAGGTAGGTCCGCAGAGATCACACGTGATGAAGTAAAATTCCAGAAGTTTATTGCAAGACTCCGTAAGAGATTCTCTGATATCTTCAACGATCTTCTTAAGACACAGTTGGTACTCAAGGGTGTCTTAACTTTAGAAGAATGGGATGATGCAAAGGAACATATCCAGTATGATTTCGTTGCTGATAACTATTTCTCTGAGTTGAAAGAGCAAGAGATGATGAATGAGCGTATGGCTCTCGTCGCTCAAATGGATCCTTTCGCTGGTAAATACTTCTCACTTGAATACATGCGTCGTCAGATATTACGTCAGACTGATGAAGAGTTCAATGAGATACAAAGTCAGATGGAGACTGAGATCTCAGAGGGTAAGTTAGTAGATCCTGTAGAGATGCAGAAGCTAGAACTTGCACAAATGGAGATGTCTTTGATGCCCCCAGAACCTGATCCTGCGGAAGCTGGTATCAGTGATGCGGACTACAAAAAAGGAAACATCTAAATAATATTATAACTAATGTATAATTATGCCTACTGAAGTTGCAAGAGATATAGTAAACGCACTGTTTGCTGGACAGAAAGATCTGTCCGATTACGTTGTACAGGGTATGAATGCGAAAGCAGTCGATGCCATTGATGCACACAAGAAGGAGGTTGGAAAGCAGATCTTTAAACCACAGGAAGACGGTCCTGAAAACACCGAGCAACCTGAAGATGCTGCACCTGAAACCCCTGAAGCTTCAGCTGAAACTGAAAACGAAACCGAGGAACCAAAAAATGAAACTGATCAGGGAGGAGATTGAAACCGCTAAAGTAACAATCACCGAAGGTAAGAATGGTAAGAAAAACCATTTTATCGAGGGTGTATTTTTGCAGGGGGAAATCAAAAACCGCAATGGTCGGATGTATCCTATCTCGACTTTGCAGCGTGAAGCAAAGAACTACAACACTAAGTACATCGAGAAAGGTCGTGCACTTGGTGAGTTAGGTCATCCAGATGGTCCAA